CGATGATAGGGAGGTACGGCAAACGCAATATCAAGATTTCTCCAGATTACGCCAAGGTGAGTAAGCAATCCCTACGCACCGCCTTGCCTATTTTGCTAGGATACAAATCATGTGGTATGGTCAACGTTAAAAGGTTCAACAACGACTTGTTCATGACTCATGAGGAGCTGGTCGTGCACCAGACCAATTACATCGAGAGTCTCCAGAAGAAAATCAACAGCAAACCTAACATCGTTAAGGAGCTCCAAGAGGAATTAGACATGGCAAAAGAGAGCCTGGGTTTCTTTAACAAGGTGCAAGCCAAACACAAATTTGAGGACGGTTTTGACACTAGTGATAAAGTGGGTCAGGGCATTGCGCAAACAAGTAAGAAGTTAAACTGTGTTTATTCGGTGTGGTCTAGAGCCATACTAGAAAGAATCTTGTACATCGCCAAAAAGAAGAAAAGATCCATCATTATAGCAACACATGGTAGTGACACAGAATTCAACGATCAGTACACAGAGAAAATCAACGCAATACCTTCGTCCGAACTCCACCATAAGACCTGGTTCTGTGCAGATTACTCAGAATGGGATTCAAGATTTAGGCACATTTTCGTTGAAATTATGGGTGAACTGCTGATTGCTGCAGGCTGCCCTGAATCCGTTGTCGAAGAGTACATCCAATTCCGAAAACAATGGGTAATGACAGCCAATAACTACAGATCAGCTGGCACGACGAAACTATATGGCGAAGAGAAAAAATTTTCAGGTGACCCTTTCACTATTTGCGAAAACACACTGTTAAACATGATGCTAACATTCAGTGCTTTTGAGTTTAAAGATGTGGCATTGTGCCTTTTTAAGGGTGATGACTCAGCAATATTATGTTCCCAAGCGTTCGAGCGCGATAACCTACCGTTCACATCACGCGGTATACAAAAGAACATATTGAGCATAACAGGTCATAAAATTAAAGTCGCAACGCATAAAGCAGGTGAGTTCGCTGGGTACATCCTCACACCATATGGTCTATTCCCTGACGCCCTTCGATCCGTGGTAAAACATCTGGGCAAGGACTATCGCGACAAAGAACATATGAATGAAGCACGTGAATCCTTAAAAGCGCGTATGAGCGTAATCAAGACAGAAACGCAAAGGCAAGTCGGCGCACACTTCTGCAGCCAACACTACGCCGACATAGGGCTCGCTATTAATAACGAAGAAGTCCTAATGCTGTTGAATTTCATGCATTCTGCCAGCATGCATGAGTACGTTTTTAGTAAAGACATAAGAAAAGATAAGAAATATCAAGATGGGGCCCTAGTTAAGATGTTAACTAGAATTTACCCTTTATAACACTCTAGGACACCTCTACATCATCCATAGAAAAGACTTGATAAATCTAAAAACGTTCGAATTAAAATCAATAAATTAAATAAAATTAATTTCAACAATCAGAAAAAAAATGATGATGATGATGATGATGATGCAT